TTTTCCAGATATTCCATGGCCGAGTTCCAATCCTCAAACTGTAAAATCGGCCTAAAAACTTGTGGGTGTAGCGCTATTAGCGAGGCGATACTACGCCTCTTAAAAGAATCAACAATCTCTTCATGGGCGGTCTCGGCATTCTTATATATTCTATCACTAGGAAGCACGCCACATTTTTCTAATGTAGCTAATTTTTTAGCCCCAACGTACGCGTATTCCTGAATACAATTGAGCAACATAGACAATGCAACCACATGCATTATTTTTAGCGTTCTAATTGAGTGTCGCACACTACTAAAAAAATAAAATGTGCGGCTCGTAACATAGCCGAATGTAAAAATTAACAGGTATATTGCATATTGTTCAATGCCCATAACTTCCTCAAAAAAATAACCATCAGAGATCTCTGATGGTTATCATAATGGTTTGCGTTTGATTTGTCAAGTTTTACTTTACTTTGTTGTAAGGCGGTTAAATATTCTTTCGGCCAAGTCATTAACCATCTTGGTCTTTTTGTTCTCGCTGGCTAGCCGGCCGGCAACGCGACGAGCAACTTCGTTGACAACCTTGTCAGTGTTTTCGTACATGCTGTCGCGCATCCCGGGGAGTTCCTCTTCCTCTTCTTCCTCGCCGGCTTCCATTCCAGCTTCCATTCCAGCTTCTTCTTCTCCGGGCATGGGGGGTAGCTCTTCTTCTGCTTCCTCACCTCCTTCAAGATCGGCTCCCATTTCTTCTTCGCCTTCGGCGCCACCTTCCATGTCTACCTCAACGCCAACCATATCAGCCAACTGTTGTACAAGATCCATGAATTCGGACTCTTTGTCGCCACCTGGGCCCACATCTAGTTCGTCAGGGGCGCCAAGCTCTGCATCCATATCCATCTCGTCGTCGCCAAGCTCTGCATCCATTTCCATTTCGTCGCCGCCAAGCTCTGCGTCCATGTCCGGCAGGCCGCCGCCATGGCCCACCCGCTCGGGCTCTTCTTCATCATCCATTTCTAGCTCTTCCTCTTCTTCCTGTTCCTCAAGACCCTCATCGTACCATTCTTGCAACTTGGTGTCGCCAACAGGGCCGATGTTAGCAAGCTTTATGAAGCTTCGAATCTGAGCCTCAGTTAAAAGTGTTTTTCGAGCCATAGTAAATCTCCTTAAAGTAAAACTCAACATTAAATAGTAGTGAAAATCAATAAAGAACACAAAATATTTTAAGATATGAGTGTGTTCTTCTTCATTTTGTTAAGTGCCTTTTGTTCTATCTGCTTTACTCTCGCAAAAGATATGCTTAATCTCTTTGCAACTTCCCTTAGCGTCATTGGGCCATTTTCATAAACAGCCACCAAAGTGCAATTGTAGTCAGCCGGGTATTCAATATAATGCCGGCATTCCAATGTGTTGCAGCATTTTCGCTCTTTCATGCATTTACGCGCACATGCAAATAGGCCATCTTTTTTCATAGGTCTGGGTGATCGTCGGCGATTAAGTCAAAAATGTCCCCTACCTCATTATCAGTTAGAGCAAAGTCTTCAATCAACTGTTCGCCCTGTTCGCGAATTTGTCGAGATTTTTTAATTTTTTGTTTACTTAATTTTTGTTTTGCCGCAAGATAATCTTCAATGAACGCACAGATGTTGTGATCGCCCGTATTAACCCCATCGATAACTGCCCTAAAGAATTCAGCTTGTGTTAGTGAATTGTGACGTAAACGAACAATTAACTTAGCATGATCGTGATCGGCTATATTAAATATCAACCTTTTTCGATCCTTTCCATAGTTATCGAAATTCTCCGACATTACCATTTCCTCGTGTTAATATGAGTCATGCTTTCGCCCAAACCAGCAGTTGTCTGACGCACAAATTTTGCCTTTCGTTGTAGATCTATGAGGTTATGCGCGCCGGAATAGGAAAGCCCGCTGCGGATCCCGCGCTCAAGATCTTCCAGAATAAAGCGAACATCGCCACGATATGGTGCGCGGCTTGATATGCCTTCGAAAGAAGAGTATTTGCCGCGCCATTCAATCTGTGCTTCTTTCGAAGCCATTCCTCTATAAACTTTATACTTTGCGCCATTAGTTCCCTCGAAAACTTTGCCAGGAGTTTGACTTGTGCCGGCGAAAAGAGATCCACACATCACAGCATCTGCGCCGGCGGCAAGCGCCTTTACAATGTCGCCAGAGTTTCGGATTCCGCCATCGGCGATAATTTTCACATCGCGGTCAGTCTTTGAACATTCAAAAATAGTTTGAAGGCCCGGAAGGCCATGGCCAGTTTGTGTTCTTGTAGAGCAAATTGAGCCACCCCCAATATTGCAACGAATAGAGTCTGCGCCCCAATCGGCGAGATCGTTAACGCCCTCCAACGTAGCTACGTTGCCGGCCATAATATGAAGATTAGGTGCCATTTTTCTCAAATTATATAACGCCTCTTTCATTAAAACATGGTGTCCGTGGGCAACATCAACACAAATTAAATTAACACCTGCGCTTATAAGGCTGCGCGCGCGGTCTAAATAATCACCCGATGTGCCAACAGCGGCGCCAACGATAATTTTGTTGTTGCTGTTTTCATATGCTTTGATAATTTCCAACATCTGCTCTTCTGCCGTATTATAACGATGAACAATACCCAGGCCTCCGTGTCGCGTCATGGCAGCTGCCATCCGTCCACCGGTAATCGTATCCATTGGTGACGAAATAATAGGCATGCCTAAATTGATAAGCTTGCCCAGGTCAGTGCTAGTGTCTATATCGCCGCGTGAGCGAATCTCTGAGTATTGTGGCTGCAGCAATACATCATCATAGGTTAACGCTTCAAGCATTTTATTGCTCTGCTGCTGCATCGGTGTCTTCTTGTGCGGCCTGAATGAAGTGCTTATGCAGCGAAGCATATGCCTCTTCGCATTCGGCCATATGCTTTGCGCGCCGAATAATTTCATCAACATGATTGGTGTGCTCAGAAATTGCAACTGGATTATTGATTATAAGCTCGATTGCAGCGTAATGCTCCGTTGCCTTTGCACTTAGTTGCATTAGTGCGGCTTCAAGATTCTTTAACGACATTTTTTCTCCTATTTGTGTTTGTCAATAAATTCTTTGATATCATTTGTGCGATACCATGTATGTTCATTTGGATCGTCAGGGTCAGGCATAAGAGTAACCTTGGTCTTCTTGCCTCCTGTCTTTATATGAAAGAGCGTTGGAATTCCATAAAATCCATATTTTTGTTCCAACTCGCCATTGTCATCCTCCATATTAAAAGCATAAAATAGCACATCATTATATGAATTGGCAATTTCTTTATAGTAATCGGCCAAATTAAGACAATATTGACAATGAGGCGCATAAAATTTGATAACGACTGAGTGTTCCTCGCCGACTCCTCCATCAAGAATCATCATTAGACTTTTCTTGTCTATTCTTGCTACTATTGACATCTTCTATCCTCTCCTTTGTTTTTTGTATGCAGGCAGGACAGAACAATCTTACCACTTCTTGTCTCACAACAACTGACCACGATTGTACCATGTCCTTATCTTTTTTGTTAAATGTTTTTGTGCATGCGTTGCATGCTTCCGGAAGCTGATTAAACTGGAAAATTTTTTCGGCAAGTTTTTCGGTCGATTCTGTACCCATACTCTTCTCCATTCTGCGGCGTTCCTTACGGTTCATCTATTCATGGCTCCAAATATCTGCGGTTGGTTGGTACCATCAAAAACTACAACTGCTGATGGGAATGGGGCGCTATTCTCGCTATCTCCAAATTTTAAACGACCTTTTATAAAGTATACTTCTTCGGCTCTCATAACATATTGATGCCAGTACTTTGTGTCGGTTCGTGCAGGAAGAAGCATTACTACTTTAGTATTTTCCTTTCGTGATTCCTCATAAGCTTTCTTAATCCACTTCTCGATGCCACGACCATATGGGGGGTTCACAAATGCAGTATGGCCGGACCACTCTTGTGTCAAGCCATCATCCTGTTCTGTAAAAAACTTGGCGCTCTTGGCGGTCGATGCAGATGCGCATGGATCTAAATCAAATGGCCCAAATCTCCAATTTAGTTTGTCGAAAAATTCTTGAGGTGTTTCCCAATTTCCTGTCTTGGATGAAAACATTACAAGTTTAGTCTCGCTATTCATCCGTACTCCCTAACGCGCCTTCTCCCCTATTGCTAATAGTCATGGGATAATTATATAGGGTCGCTTCTGTTGTTTCGGATGGTCGAAAATGTACCACGGGCGTCATGACAAGTTGTGCAATCTTATCGCCGGGTTTAAGTGTTTGACTCTCTACTCCTATATTGTGAAGATTAACAAAAACCTCACCCTCATATCCAGAATCAATTACACATGCACCCACCAACAACTGTCGTTTAGCTGCTACGCTAGAGCGATTCTTTACCTCTAACATATAACCGTGCGGAATCGCAAACTTTAAACCAGTGGGGATAACGCGGCTAGTGCTCGTTCCAATGTACATCTTGTTGTGGGGTTTCTCCGGTGAATAGTATACATCTAGCCCCGCATCTGAAGGGTTTGCGCGGCTCGGCTCGAAGGCTGACTCCCGCACCTTTGCGTACTCAACTATCATCTGGTTCCTCACCGGTGATAAGAGTAAAATTCTCCACTACCTCATCAATATTGTACTTTTGCTTATAAAGACGATATGCCTTTACTGCTGCGCGAATCTCGTCCGTGTTGAGCCATCCATTCTCACGGAACTCTGAGCGCAGATCACGCTTTTGCTCCTGATAAGGTTCGATGCACTCTTCAATAGCCGAAAGGGAGCGGATATACTCCTTAACGTATTGCTTTTTCTCTTCGTTTGTGTTGGCCATTAAGCCCTCCTTTGTTACATCTATAATATATCAAGATATCAGCTGCCTGTCAAGTGATTTATATAATTTCTATCTTAATAGTTTAAACGTCTTTCCGATTGCATAAGTCGAAAAGCCCCACTGTTCATCGTACTTCAGCTTTGCCATATATGGATGGTTAAGAAAGATTTTATCTTTCTCGGGCCGAACACCCCAACAGCGAATTTTAGCAGTTTCATTATTTGAATCAATCACTTCGACAATCCAATAATTTTTACCATTCTTGGTTTTTCTTGGCACAATTTTACGAGGAATAAACCAACAAACACAAAGTTCTGGATCGAAGTCACTAATGGGGGGGATATACTTTTCCTTTAGCCGACTAATTGTCTCGGCGCTAATCACCAAATTCATTGGAAAAACGCCAGTCAATTCGGTTTTAAAGTGGATTATTTCTTCTTCGGTAAAGTCTCCTTCTTGCCTATATGCTTCTATGTTTTCGATAAATTTCTTTTTGTTCTTGGGCCGGTCGACCACTGCGGCTGACCAAAAATGTTTGCGGCCTGTAAAACGTTCATCAACTAGGTTGTCCATTGCGCCCGCTCGACATAGAGCGTCGAGAGCCTTTTTGTTCAATTTGGAGTATGTAATCTCCTCACGAAATAAGAGGTCTTCAATATCGGCGAAAGGCCGGTGGTCTAAAATTTGTTCTTGTGCCGAATCGCCAAAACCTTTAATGGAGGTCAACGGCTGAATTAGCGTCCTGTTGTCTTTCGCAATCTCCCAAACCTTTCCAGATTTATTAACATCAACAGGCGCAATGCTATATCCAAATGATTTTGCAATATTGATTGCCTTTTCTTTACGAGACTCAGGCTCTTTGTCAAGAAAAGCAGCAATCCATTCCGACTCATAGTAAGTTAGCAACCAAGCGCATTGATATGAAATAACACTATAAGAAACCGCGTGAGACTTATTAAAACCATAACCAGAGAAGTATTCAAACTTATCCCAGAGTGCCTGGGCGCTGTCTCTTGCAATACCGTTGCTGTCGCACCCGTCAATAAATTTAACTCTCAACCTATTTTTAACATCACCCTTGCCGGTTCCTTTTTTGGTAAGAACCTTGCGAAGCATGTTTCCTTCATCAAGAGTTAGGCCACCAAGCTTATGTGCGAGAAGAGCTATCTGTTCCTGAAAAATCAGAAAGCCAAAAGTTTCTTCTGTGATCTCGCGAGATTCATCTGAAAGATATGATACATATTGCGGGTGGCTCTTTGCTTCTACATAGTCTGCATCGACGCCAGCCGAGAGGGGGCCTGGACGAAAAATGGAAGTAATTGCTGAGATGTCAATTATGTTTTTGGGCTTCACCCTTTTGCAGAAATTTTGAGCGCCTTGTTCTGTAAACTGAAATACACCAGCCCACTTTCCGGCATGAAAGATGTTTTCATAGACCGACTGATCATCCATGTTAATTACATCTGGATGCAAGTACTTATTATAATATTCTCGCAGCTGCGTAAACGTTGGCTCTTCTACCCCATAGTGACGACGAAGGATGTGTTCAATACAAACCTCCATCATCTTTAGTGTAGCCAAACCTAAAAGATCAAATTTAATAAAACCCATTGGCTCAAGGTGGCGAACATTTTGTCCTTCTGACCACGGGGTCTGGCGCACGCCACCAGAATTAATGAGTGGCATACTGTCACCCAAGTCTTCTGCGATTACAACACCGCCGGCATGACGAGAGCAAGAGCGAACCTGCCCCACTAAGCCCTCAACGTGAGATTTGACCGCCGGATATTTATTGAGATATGCTTGCAGGGTTGGAGAAAATTCCATCACCTCCTTCCAAGTGGGCGCATAGACGCCGGCCTTGATACCATGCTTGCGTTTGGCCGAGGGCATTGCCTCGCGCATCATCACACTTGTAACAGTGTTAACCTCAGTAAATGGTATCCCATAAAGCTTTGAGATATCTTTAATTAAAGAGCGTAGCTGAAGTGTGTTCCAATTAGAGATGGGCGCTACAACATCTTCACCCCACATCTCAACAAGCTTTTCTTTAAGAACCATGGGGTCAGATACATCGTAATCTATATCAGGGTAATCAGTTGCGTCTGAACGCAGGAAACGCGAAAACAGTAGGCCATGTTTAATAGGGTCAATTTGGGTTATGTTTAGCGCATATGCCACCAGAGAGCCGGCTGCAGATCCGCGGCCGGGTCCGGCCAGCATCATTTCGTTTGTCACGTCAACAATGGCCTTCATTGTCAAGAAATACTTAGAAAAGCCTCGCTCATCGATGACATTTAGCTCGCGTTGGAGCCGATCAGTATACTGCTTATTTGTGTGTAAGCCTCTTTCTTTGAGTCCTTCCAAGGCAAACTGAACAAGGGCTTGTGTTGCGGTGTGGCCGGCCGGAACAACAAATTCAGGCAATCGTACTGTGTTGTCGGGGAGGAAAGACTCAATTCGTTCATGAGCAATTCGATGTGTTTCTTCAATGCTCTTTAAAACAACATTGTCATCATACTCAAAACCGCACGATTCTGCATAATGTTTGTAGCTTTCCCAAATCTGATCTCCGTTCTTTGGATATAGTTCATATCCTATTTCCTCAACACCGTCGGGCAACTGTGATTCTTCTTCTGCCCAAGAGGGTCTTCCACGGCCGAGCCAACCAAGGCGCTTATAAAGCTCGCGATCCTTCCATGCATCCGGCCCAGGATAATGGCTATCGGCTGTTGTAATCACTTTGACACCAAATTCTTGCGCAACTTGTATTACATATTGATTAAGTTCGTGTTGTTCTTTGATGTTGTTCCATTGAATCTCGGCGTACCATCGGTCACCAAATACTTCTTGCATGTTCATTGTTGTCTCACGCATTGCATCCAAAACAGCGTCATGACCTTCATCGCGATTTTCCCAATAATTACCAGCATATACTCCCCCAAGACAAGCTGAGGATGCTACGATGCCTTCGTTGTATTTCTTGAGGAGGGCATAATCAATTCGCGGATAACGATAAAAATTCTCTGCTTTATAGCTTTCCGAAACAAGCTTGAAAAGATTGCTCAATCCTGTTTGGTTTTGTGCCAAAAGAACGAGATGGCGCCGGCGCCGGAGGAGATCTTGGGTCTTTTTGCTATTGCCCTCGTCTTCAACTGTGGCACCCGAGGCTGCGTCTCGCTTTACTGAGCGAGCCTTCTTCTTGTCTTCCATCGCCTTCTCGTAGGCGCCTCGCCATTCTTCTATGGAAGGGATAAAGTAAGCTTCGCATCCAAAAATGGGCTTGAACTCCTTGCCTTCCTCTTGCATCTTCTTGGCATGAAGCACTTGGTATGCTAAGCCATTCATGTTGCCATGATCAGTAAGCGCCAAAGCATCACATCCGTTTTCATATGCAAAATCCATATGTGCTTGGGGATACCCAATCGCATCAAAAATAGAACCTGCCACGCTATGCGCGTGTAGTCCGACAAACTTAATGTTAGATTGATTTCTACTCATCATTGTCCTCCCTATCATTACATAATGTATCATGATGGTGGGGCTTTGTCAAGGAGTCTGCAGGCTTTTGTATGAAGTTTTCGCTCCCCAAGTACGCCCGATAACCGGTCCAATCATTTAAATTATAATGCCAGTCTAAAGCTTTTTTTGTGGCACTCTTCTCATCAATCTCACAGAATATTGTTGAAAAATCAAATTTCCTTGCAGACCATCGTTCGCGCAAAGGCAGCTTTTTAGAAGGATATTGTTCACCTTCTTCTAAATTATAATATGTTCGGGTTGTTTCCTTGTTAATGTGCCGTCGACATTTTTTAAAATCTTCGCCAAACATAGTAAATGATAAAAATTGATCATCCTTCACAGTTTTTCCTTCATATTCCAAAAAGAAATTATTTTTATGATGCAAAATGTTTGGCCTCTCCTTTCTCAAAGTATAAATATTAAACGCAGAATGCGGGAAAGATACGTAGTACTTTTCTGGAATAACCCATTTTGATAGCCTATAGGCGACGTACCATGCCGAATGCATCCCAAATAGCGCGGACCACCCATATGAATCTCTTTTTTGCCTGTCTTTTGGCAGAATTGGCACATAATATATTGGAATTTCCTTTCTCAAGTCTTTGTAAAACTTCTCTTTTCTATAAAAGTAAACCGGATCATATGTCCATTCGCCAATTCTCTTTCGAATAATTGGAGCCATATCATCATCTGCGACAATCCATATAGTCTGACAGCCTGCAATTGCGCACTCAAATACAGATTTTTGAATCATTGAAAAAGATGCGTCCACAGGCAACAAACACGAAGGATAGTCCATGCCAAAATTGTCTTCAAAATTAGCAATAGGTATTATTCCAGCCATGTGAATATGCTTACTCATAAGTTATCTAAAAATTGATTATATTGAAAAGAGGCTTCCTTAAGCTCTGTGAGCAATTCGTATTCACTGGCTTGTGCCACCTTTAGATTGTCGGATTCAATACAATCTTCTTCTTGTAGACATCTCTTCTGGCGCTCAATCGTCGATGTTTTAAATTTATAATATTTTGGGCGCCCAGTGGGACTATAGCCATTGAAGACGCTTTTCATGCCTCTTTTTTCCATCTCGTTAACAACTTTAAATCTGGCCATGGTCTCAGAAAAATTAAAATCTATAAGCTGTTCCTCTGTTAAAATTGACCTTGCGCATGCGTCTTTTACTGGTGTTTTGCCATCGATTCTATCAGAAGAGTAAAACCACGTCTCATTAATAAAGTCATCTTGCGTCATTATATGATCGATATCGTGCTTACCACCTCGATGAAATGCTATATAATCATAGCATACATATCGCCTATTAGCAAGAACTTTTTCTTTTGTGAAGCCAAAACCGGCCGAATCTCCAAAATAAAAACATTCATTAAACTTTATTTCCGCAATCTTAGAATACTCATTTGAACAGATTATCGAGTCATCAGCATATCGTATGTTGTGACACATGTTTGAAAGCGGGACTTTCCCATCAAGAGACAATAAGAAAAGCAGCCTTTCCCACAGCAACTCCTTAGCAACACCAACTTTCTTTTTGCCCTCAAACGTCGTTAAACTTTTTGCAGCTCCAGGAATTTTAAGACAAGATAAGTCCAACGCTGGCTCGAAATAATCAAATCTAAACGGCCGCCGCTCCTCGGCAAAAAAAATGGGATATTTGTTGTTGAATGCATATAAAACCGCCGATAATGAACTACCAATTACTATTTTATCATACTCAATCAATTCATTTCCTTAGCCCGGATGCGCCAAAACCGCCAAGATGCCAAATAGGGTGCATTATGTGAGATTTCTGACTATAGTGCATCCACCCCAAAGCATGCCCTATTTCATGCTCTACGACTCTCTGTTTGCGCACTTCTTTGGGATATATAAAAATTTTCGCCTTTGCAATGTTTAATGTTCCAGTCACTGTATAAATTCTTGTTGCGGCCAGGTGCTCTGGATCGATATTGCCTTCTGGCAGTGTTATTATAATTTCGCCGTATTTAGGCTGCGTGCAGTTTATATTATAATCCATGCCAATTCCATCGAATTCGTATCCTAGTATCTCCCAATATTTAACCGCCCTCTCTACTCTAATAATTGAGAGCTTTGTGCTACTGCAAACTCTTATTGCGGGCTTCATCTTCCAAGCAGCCTTCTGGGTTGGGGCGCCCACTGCAAATGTTTCAACAACGGATATATTTTTAACAGCATACGAAGACTGTTGCTGAGGAACAAAGCAGCTTAATAATACAGCCAAGAGTAAGCCCATGTAATAACTAGGGAAAGTCTAAAATTAGCTGTTTTTTATCTTATCTAGAATATCAATGTCATATTTTACTTCGTCTAAAAGTGTCTTAATGTCTAAGCCGGCGCAATCAATCTTTCCTTTGCTTATGTGATAATGACTAACAAAGCCTTCGTATTTTCCATAGGCCACCTCTTGTTCGTATTTGGTCGAAGTGTTACCAAATTGGTTAAGAGGCGTTTGATATGGAATTTGTACAGCCGCATGGATAGCTTTCCAAAGCGCCTTAAGAGCTTCGATCTGCTTCGGGTAAAAGCCCAGAAACGGATCAAGCTTGTGGCCATGAACCCATGCATCATCAATAATGGGCCTTTCGCCGTGGCCGCTTTTCACATATCGCTCCTGATATTTTGTGTAATATGCATTCGTAATCTCTACACCGACTGAAGGGCGGTTAGTCCTCTCGGAACCGGCATGCCATGCAGCATGTTGCATGTCCATCGTTTGGTAAATTGTGCCGTCATTGTCAATAAGAAAATGAACAGAAATTCCTCTCTTATCTAACACTCTTTGACAAGATGTAGAGGAAAGGCACACATCCCAGTGATTTACAAAATAACGAATTTTTCTTTTGGGGCGGCCGGTATAGTCGTAGTAATTGCCTTTGCGCGTCTTTAAGCCGCCGCGCTCAGGCCACAAAACAACCTTGTCCCACTCAATCGGCGTGAAGCTGCCATTGTAGACAATATAATTTGAATATTGACAATCGTCGGGAACATGCTCATCAATGTGTTGTTGGCGCTCAGTCCACAAACGACGGAAAGTCATCGGGCCGCAAAGACCATCGCCGGAGAGTCCCCGAGCCTTCTGCCATTTTTTAATTGCTCTTGTTAGCTTATCATCAAAAAATCTTTCGCCGAACCATGAAGGCTCCCATCCCAATTTTGCCGATGAGGCTTCATTATAAAAATTCTTATCCATTCATTTTGTATCCTAAACATTCACTATGCCCACAATATAATTATCTTGTACAATAGAATATTTCCCATTATCCACAGTTATTTGTTCGATCATCTTACGATCAACAATAATTATCGAACCTGTGGATAACTGAAAACGGATGTCGTCTGCGTGGTCGATCACTCTAAGAGATACGTATCTCTCTTCGGTTGGCTTATAGTCATCGGGCAACAATATGCCCATGGGCGTCTCTTGTTCCTTTTTCTTTGTGATATCTTCAACCAACACATAACGATTAACTGGTTTAAACATATTCGGTCTCCTTTAAATTGTGCAAGATTCTCCATCGCAAAACTTTGTTCCAACACCACCATTTGAAATAATTCTGGCGAAAGGGTTAATTCGCGAAGACATTTCTTCATATTCTTCTTTCGTAATTGCTTCATAAGGGGCCTGTTCATAGCCAGTTTTTTCATATTTTAAAAAGGAAACTGCCTTTAATCTAGTTTCATACATCTCTAGGGCACTTTTGATTTGGTGAGCCTCCTCTGGCTTAAAAGTTACTGTAATACTAACTGAGTTATCTGCCCAGTAATGTTGATATTGAGCGGCAATCTCAAGTTGTTCCCACATTGAGACGTCGCGCTTTCCCTTTTGAAAATATGGCTCATGTACCGGAAATTCTACACATACGGTATTCGGAGAGTACTTGTCATCTTCTATATTATAGCCTGCTTCTGCCAAAGATTTAAGCATTACATTATCTTTTGAAAACCGAATTCTTCTAATATAATATTCATCTTCCGGGAAGTGGATTCCGGGCGTTGAGCCATTTAAAAGCGAGACGGTCCCTGATGGCTTAATAGAGGTCATGCGGATAGACTTCGGAATGCACAGCCAATCTGAATATTCTTCGTCCAGTTGTTTAACATGTTCATATCCCTTGTCGCACCAATTAAACATTTCTCGGCGACCGTGTTTATTAAATGCCTGAATAACTCCAGATTGAGACAAGCCAATGCGACGATTTTTAAGCATTTTTGCATTTGTTTCGGGCCAGTGTGTATTTGATAATGTTACTGTTTTTCCATAAAGATATGCAATTTTAAGAGTCTTAAGATAGTCTTCAAATGTATCATGTTTGGCAGGGAAAGTTTCAACTAAGCAACAAAGCTCTGCGTCTTCTAATTGCTGTTCCACACATGGATTAAACCCCATAACATTTCTATCGTCATCGCGGGGAGAATCAATCATTCGCCCTCTTGTGCGTGCATTATCAAGCCAAATATATCCGGGCTCGCCATTTTTTTGACTCTGTTCGGCATGCCATGTATAGTCCATCCCCACTACTGCATTAAAGGAATTGTTTGATCCCCACCTATGGTGATAAAGCTTTTCTTGATCATTTTTCATTTCTAAATAATGAAAATCATCATAATTTCCCATTGCTAGCGCTGCAGATCGCCGGACGTTCCCGGCCACCACACATCGGCCGATAAGGTTTTCTGTATCTACAATATCGACAGATGTGATTTGTTGTCCAATACGACTATTGTAAAG